GCTCTTCGTCACGCAGATGGTGACATACTAAAGGTTCTCTTCTCTGATGATTTCATACTAACCAGAACCCTCACAGAAGATTTACATAAGGCATTCAAATTGGATGTTGACTGGGCGGTTACAGGGTTTGCTCACACCCTAGATAATGGACAGACACACTACAATCCAAAGGTTCCAGTCTGGAATGATCGTTTATTAGAGGGGGTAAATACTCTTAGTTCACCATCTATTCTCGCACTGAGAAAAGGTATTGAAGAGTATTTTGATGAGGAACTTGTAATGTTGATGGACTGTGACATGTACTATAGATTGTACAAAGATCATGGAGAACCAGCAGTGATGAAAACTTATCACATCTCTAATAGAGAACACCCCAATCAAACACAAAGACAATACGAAAATCTCTTACCAAATGAGATTGAATACTTGAAAGAAAAACATTCATCATGACTATAGGATTCAACCACTTAGGAAGACATGGCAGACTGGGTAATCAAATGTTCCAGTATGCAGGACTACGAGGCATAGCAGCACATCGTGGTTTTGATTTTATGATTCCTGATAGTGACTTCAAAGACGAGTGGAATGATCATCAACTATTTGAAGCATTCAAACTCAAAGGTCTAACCAACATAGGAATGTGTCCTGGTACCTATGTACAGGAAGCACATTTCCACTATGATGATAACTTGTTCAACAACATGCCTGACAATCATAATGTATATGCATACCTACAGAGCACAAAATACTTTGAGCATATAGAGAATGAAATACGTGAGGACTTTGAGTTCAAAAATGAGATCAGATTGCCATGTGAAGAGATGATTGCAACAGTAAATGATCCTATTGCATTGCACGTTCGCAGAGGTGACTATATAGAGAACTGTGATAATCATCCACCATGTCCAAAGGAGTACTATGATACTGCACTATCAAAGTTTGATGCTAAACGTAATGTTGTTATTTTTTCTGACGATCCTGAATGGTGTGGCACTGAGTTCCCTGATGATAGGTTCCTTATCTCAGAAGGTGGAGACAATCTTGCAGACCTGTGCATGATGAGTCTATGTTCTGATTTTATTATCGCTAACTCATCATTTAGTTGGTGGGGGTCATGGTTGAGTAAGAATCCTAACAAAAGGATAATAGCACCTGACAAATGGTTCGGAATAGGTTATACTAAGAACCATATAACATCTGATCTGTACTGTAGCAACTGGGAGGTATTAAACTAATGGCAGAAAAAATTGTACAAGAGGGAGTAGAGATTACTAATCTTGGCATGTATGAAGACCTACAAATTCAACCTATAAATTCGTGGGATCTAACAAGCACTACGTTTATCATACCACTTAGGTGTGAGACAGCAGATAGAATTAGAAATATAACAACGACATTGATATATCTCTTAAAGAATTTTGATACTCAAATAATAGTAAAAGAACATGATAAGGAATCTATATTCCTAAAACAAGTTGTTCCTATGCTTGACGAGGTAATTCCTCCTATCAAGATGCATAATATACACCACATATTTGAGGAGGCAGACGATAAAGTATTCCATCGTACCAAACTACTCAATGATATGTTGGAGTTGGTTGAGACACCTGTTGTATGTAATTATGATGCAGATATACTTCTCCCTCTAAACAGTTACATACTCTCACAGAATACTATACTCAAAGGTTACAATGGTGAAGATATAAAATGTGTATACCCTTATGGAATAGGTGAATTCCAATACCAATTGTTTATCAAGGATGAAGATGTTACTCGTTTCATTAATTCTAATTTCAATTTCGCAGCGTTCCAAGGAAAAGCAAACTTATATGATGCCAAGTTTGGTTTCTGTCAATTCTTTGACACGGAAGAATACCGTAGACTAGGTGCAGAGAACGAAGGGTTTGTAGCATATGGGTATGAAGATGATGAACGTTATCATAGATTCAATACTTGTTCAAAAGTATTGAGATTGAATGATCATGTGTACCACTTGGAGCATGGTAGGACACCTAATTCATGGTTCAATAATCCACACATAGAAAGTAACAGGGAACTGTGGCAGAAGTTGAGTCATATGACTCGCAAACAACTTGAAGAATATTATGCTAACCCTGATTACTTAAATGCCCGACAGAAATAAAGCGATAAAAAAATTAGATGGTTTTCCTAAAGTGTTATGGATCAATCTTGATCGCTGCACAGAGAGAAGGAAATATATGGAAGATCATCTATCCTATTGGGGAATAAAAGATCATCATCGTATCTCAGGTATAGATGGTGAGGAGTATGAAGAGTATCTAAAAGGAACAGTTCCTGATCAGATGAATACGGGTGAGTGTGCTTGTGTCATGTCACACCTATCTGCACTAAAATATTTTGTAGAAGAGACAGACCTAGATGAAATTTTTATCATGGAAGATGATGTTGATCTATCTACCGCATCTAGTTGGACGTTTACATGGAAACAAGTACGTAAGAGACTGCCCATAAACTTTGATTGTCTACAACTTACTATTATAAATCCTAATGGTATAACTTT